GACCACAGGAATTATCATCGGTATCGCAATCGGTATCTTCATCCCAGCGCCATACGACGCAATCGCCAAGACATACCTTGGCAAGGCGTGGGCTTGGGTAAAAGGCCTTTTCACATCCGCTTAAAGAATATGCCCCCGCGACGTAATTGGATTAGCGTACCACACTTAGGATGTGGGTTTTGTAGGTTCGAGTCCTATCGGGGGTACCAATATAGCGCGCTGGCGACGTAATGGCATAGCGTACCATCCTCAAAAGATGGGTTTTGTGGGTTCGAGTCCCATCCGGCGCACCATAATTTAGACAACGCGCTGGCGACGTAATAGGAATAGCGTACCGGACTTAAAATCGGGGTTTTGTGGGTTCGAGTCCCATCCGGCGCACCAATGAATATGGATGGTGAACTGCACAGGTGTGTAGGGCTGTTTCGAAAGCAGTACGGAGCGTTGCTCTGGGGATCGTGCCCTCCGCTATCCGCCAAAATTTGCTCCGGTAGCTTAGTGGCCTAAAGCCTGCCGCTCATAACGGTCTGATCGCAGGTTCGAATCCTGCTCGGAGCACCACGAATCCCTGACGAGGGTATGACGCTGGGGAGCGTTCGGCAAAATACCCAGAAGTTTGTGGGGTTCACAACCACATGATCTTTTAAGTCCTCACGGTGTGTGCATCATTGCGCCATTAGGGGGCACCAAAATTTGGATAGTCATTTGGTCTGGTGGCCAAGGCGGTTTTGAATGCCGTACGCACGGGAACGTGTGTGGATCGTAACCTCGGCTATCCGCCAACTATATTGCCCGGTCTTCTAATGGCAGGAAAGCTGGTTCTGAGCCAGAAAATTGAGGTTCGATTCCTCGGCGGGCATCCATAAACGAAATACTGTTGGGAGGTGGTGTAATGGTAACATACCGGCCTTTGACTCCGTGAGAATGCAGGTTCGAGTCCTGCCCTCCCAACCAAAATATGCGCCGGTAGCTCAGTTGGTCAGAGCAGGGGACTCTTAATCTCAAGGTCGTGGGTTCAAATCCCACTCGGCACACCAATGACCCGTTTTGATGTCTAACTATACATCAAAGCATTAATCTGATATCGTACAAGACATCAGAAGGATGCCAAAATGACACTCGAAGAGTTTATTGCTGATTTTCAATGGGAGCAAGATGGCCCCATCGATACATATCACATTCTCAAAAGAGGCGAAAAAGGCGACTGCGACGATTTTGGCAGCACAGCCGGTTTCATCGAGTCTGGTGAAAGTCGTGCAAAACTTATCCTGAACATTCTTGTCGGAAATCTCCAATTCTATTGGTGCTACTCTCCCCGTGGAGGGGCCCATGTTGTGCTCTATTCACGCAAGCGAAAGGCATGGATCGACAACATCAACCCAACATGGCGACCGAAGCTGGAAGACGGCTACACCCGCGTCGTGTACCTGACACCGCTACCGCCTATGTTGAAGCTCTTCTTAGGGGCTTTCATTAAGAGATAATACACTTCCGTAGCTCAACTGGACAGAGCGACACCCTCCGAAGGTGTTTAGGTGTGGGTTCGAGTCCCGCCGGGAGTACCACGAATGTGTGGGTGCAGGCTAATTCCGGTTGGACCGGAAGCGGATTCCAAACTCGCTGCCAAGGGGTTCGATTCCTCGCTCCCATGCCAACCAGCATGAGGTCTGCCATGGTTCAATCACCATGCGTCAAAGTGTGTCGCATCCACCCGCAAACAATGCTTTGTGAGGGGTGTGGACGCACCCTCAATGAAATCCAGAAGTGGCTCAAGATGCCGGAGGCAGATAGACAGCACACGCTAGCTCTTCTCGCTGAACGCCGCAAGGCCGGATGGGTACCACACAACTAGCGCCCTTGTAGCTTAATGGCAGAGCACCACCGTGGTAAGGTGGGTGACAGAGTTCGATTCTCTGCTGGGGCACCAACACTGCTTGCAAAGAAGCCGCACGTGTATTACTGGTGAAGAAATGGAAGGTAAACCACGCAGGTGCGTGGGGCTGATTGCTAATCAGTACGGAGCGTTGCTCTGGGGATCGTGCCCTCTGCCTTCCGCCAAAAATTAAAGCAGGAATTCGACGATGTTTGATCCAAGACTGTACATTTTAATGAGGACCGACATGGCCTCCATGAACCCCGGCAAGGGGATGGCGCAGGCTGCTCACGCGGCCAATGCGTTCGTAGGTGATATGGAAGACTTCGCGCGCAATGGTCCTATCGAAGGATCGCAGCACACACAGGCATTTCGTGCGTGGGCACAGCAAACCGCGCAGAACTTCGGTGTGACGTACACACTGGCGGTACCCGACGAAGTAACGATGGAGAATACCGTCAAGATGGCGCGAATGTTGCATTATCCCGCTGATGTTATTTTCGACCCGACATACCCGGTTCGTGACGGCCTTGTCACGCACTTGATTCCAGTATACACGTGTGCTTACGTGTTTTCACCGGATGGAGCCCCACGGTTTCTGTCTAAATTCGACCTGCACCCTTAGAACAAAGGAGACCCGATATGTTGCCGGAAAGCAAGGTAGAGGAAATCCGCAGTCTGCTTGCAGAGACATCCCCGCTATCTCGCGTGTACATCGGCTGCGATTCAAATCGTTTCCGGGACAAGCAACATATTTGGCATGCCTCTTATACGACTGTTGTCGTGGTTCATTTCATCAATGAGCACGGAATCGGCGGCGGCGCGCGCGTTATCACGCACACCGAACGCATGCAAGACTACGATCAGAACAAGAGCCGACCGATGTTGCGGATGATGAATGAAGCCTACAAGTCGGCGGAAGTTTACCAGCAACTTGAGGAAGAGCTTCTTGAGTTTGAGGTCGAAGTCCACTTGGACATCAACGATGATCCAAAGCATGGCTCCAACGTCGCGCACAGCGCGGCTGTGGGCTACCTTGTTGGCGTCACAGGCCGTACGGTAAGAACCAAGCCAGACGCTTTCGCAGCGTCTTGTGTAGCCGACCACGGTGTACGCGGTAAGTTCGACCACATCCCCCGCACACACGCAGGGAAGACCATAAACTAAAGTGAGGCCGCTGACGCGGCCTCACAATGGAGAGTAATTCCGGTTGGTCGCCGGAGGCGTCTTGGAATGGCGTACGCACGTAACCGTGTGGGGTTCGATTCCTCTGCTCTCCGCCACCCATGAACATGCTGCATAGCAGCATTGCGGTCGTGGGGGGTTCTCTGCACCGCAGCATTATGCTAACTTACGCGTATCTGAAATACGTGAAAGTTGTAATAATGTTCAAGAAATTCGCACTAAGCTTCCAAAAAGGTCGCACAGTATCAGCACTTCAAAGCCTGTCTGATCGCCAACTTGCCGACATTGGCATCACCCGCAAAGAAATCCACGATCATGTGGAGCGTATCTATGCGTAAACTTTTTAAACGCTGGCTTGAACGCCGCCGCGTAGCGGCGCAACTTTTCGCCATGACTGATTATGACCTCCGCGACATAGGACTCACCCGTGGTGAGATTGGACGCGTTGTGTCTGAGATTCAATAACGCCCCCGCCGCTGGGACGGGCTAGGTTTTCTACACCGATGACGGCGGGTTCAATTCCTGCCGGGGGCTCCACGAATAATGCCGGTATAGCTCAGTTGGTAGAGCGGTCCCCTCGTAAGGGACAGGTCAGGGGTTCGATTCCTCTTACCGGCACCACCATAAACGGTTGCATCATGGGCCACACCATGTTAAAGTCAACGAATAAAGCCGATTTAGCTCAGTCAGGCCAGAGCAGCGTCCTTGTAAGACGAAGGTCAGGAGTTCAAATCTTCTAATCGGCACCAAAAAACGCGACCTTCCAGAACTCCACAATGTCCTCCGCTCGACCGTATGCGCTTGACATGTGCCAATTTATCAATAAAGTGTGGCCTTATGAGCAGTCAAGTTCCAAACCCAATTACACGTTCCCAACTCGCGGTCCCGTACCGAGCGTCCCCGGTCCTGCACCCGGACTATACGTACTGGTCAGAGATATGGGAAATGATCCGGGATGCCGAGATCGGCGAAATCGAGATCAAGCGTAAGGGAGAGAAATATCTCCCACGCCAGAAGACACACGATCTGGATCAATACAAATCCTACCTGCGCCGCGCCGTCTATTACAACATGACCGCACGCACACTGAATGCCCTTTACGGGACAGTGTTCCGCCGCGCGCCAAAGATTGGCGGACTTGATCGCCGCCTCACACAAATTTCAAAGAAAATGTCCAAAGAGGGGATGTCCCTCCATCTGCTTACCAAGACCGTCGTAAAAGAAGTCTTGGCTGTAGGGCGCTTTGGCTTGCTTGTGGACTCGTCCCCCGACGGTCGCGGTAACCCATACGTTGCCTGCTACACGGCGGAGAACATTCTCGACTGGCAGATGGCGGAGATTGACGGACAGTGGACGTTGATCAAAGTTACGCTGCGGGAGATTTTCTATGACCGTGATGGCCACTGGTCGCCGTATCAGTACCGTTCGCGTTTTCGCGTTCTTGTATTGGAATACGACGAAGAGTCAGATTCTCACGTCTATGTGCAATATGTATATCTTGACGATCACCAAGCAACAAATCAAATCCCTGATCTGGACCAAGCGCCGTCAGAACTTGTCGTTCCGACAGTGCGCGGTGAACCGCTGAATTACATTCCATTCATCGTGATCGGACCATTCACGAATTCCCCGGATGTACAACGCCCGCCGATCCTCGATATCGTCACGCTTAACCTTTCCCACTACATGTCCTATGCGCAGCTTGAGCAGGCCCTGTTCTATACAGGATCGCCAGTGTTCACTGTACAGCAAAAGGACGGCTCCGACGAGGGCGAATACCAAGTCGGACCAGATGTCGTATGGGTTCTCGGTGAAGGCGAAACCGCGAACTTGATGGAATTCAACGGACGCGGGTTGCAACACCTTGAGAACGCCCTTCGTAACAAAGAAGACCAGATCGCCTCTATCGGCGGGCGTATGATGCCCGGCACGTCACGTGGTGCAGCAGAGAGTGACAACGCTCTTATGATGCAGGAACGTAACGAGCAAACCTTGTTGCTGAACCTCGCCGACACCGTAGACGAG